GAGATAAACTGCACCAAACGCTGCTCGATTCTTACAGTCTTCAAGTTGTCAATGAAGTCGTCACCAGACTCACCAATTGCAACTTGCAAACCGCTTCTCAAACGTACGTTGATTGCAGAAAGGTCACCACCTACGAAATCAGCAGCAGTTCCAGTCAAAGCGTTAGTTGGGATGATTTGAACTCCCCAAGCATTGATTCCGCCTTGTGCGTTGAAAGTAACGCCAGCTGGTAGGATATACTGCTTGTCTGCATCCTTCTCAGAAAGCATTACGTGATACTGTCCAGTTTCAACGAATACGCCAGTAGCGGTTCCGTTTGCAGCTCTTACTTGAGCGATGATTCCGTGAATAACATCCCAGTTAGTAGCAGCCTCAACCTTACCAGCCATTGTAGAACCAGTGAAAGTGGTAGACTTAGAAAGCAAACCAGCAAGCTGAGGAGAAGTACCGTTACCAGTGAATAGTTGGTTTTCAATTACAGTCTCAACACGCTTAACTCCATTGGATTGGATGTAAGAAGCCAAATAAGCGGCATCTTCCAACATTTCCATGGAAACTTTCATGTGTACACCAATCTTCTCAACTTTAGCTCTCTGCTCCTTGTATTGTACATCGATTTGAGTCTTCTCAACACCTTCGCCAATCATTACTGGAGTTCCCTCCTGATCGTATTCTTCAACCCATACTGCATACTGAGTTCCGATTGCTCCAACAGAAGCGTTAGCCAAGTAAGTCAACAAACGCTGACGGATTGGAGAAACAACACCAGTGAATTCAGAGATAGTAACTTGTCCTGAAGATGCTTCGTTAGCGATTGTAGAAGCCAAAGTAATTGTTCCTACTGCCTTCTCGCTGATTTCGAATACCAAAGGAGCCTTAAGACGAGCGTTAGGCTCAGACTTCAATCTTTCGATTTCTGCTTTTACTGGAGCGTAAGCTTTCATAAATGCAGTTTTGAAATCTTCTGCATTTACTTCTTTCTCAACTGCATTCTTTTGCAAAGCAATGTCCAATTTGTCAAGTTGCTTTTGCATTTCAGCTGCCTCTTCTTTGGTTACTACACCGCTAAGAGATTTCAACAAAGATTCTGCCTTTTCGAAAGCCTCATTGGCTTTTACTTCGGCGTTGCTAGCTTTAGCCTTAAGAGCTTCGCCAGCTTCTGCGATTACCGCTTTTACGGCATCAATTGTTAGATTTTCCATTTTTCTAATTCTTTTTTTAGTTCGTTAATTGTTATTATTTCGACCGCCTCGGCTTTCTTCTCTTCCAAAGTAGGCTCAGCTGGCTTTAGAAACTCCAAAAGTGATTTGAGTTGATTTTCTAGTTTTTCAAGTGTTTCATCGGTTGCATCTGAAGTCTTTACAAACTTCTCAAGTCTTGAAAGATACTCGAATGCATCCGATTCGCTTTTAAGGTCAATAAACGTTGTCTCAGGGTTAGCGCCAAGGAATTGAACCGCACTACCTTCGTACATCATTACCTCTTTAATTAGGTTCGCTTTAGCTTGTTGGTCGAACTGCTCTTTAATAGTTCTGAAGCCAAAAGAATGCTGATTTATAAGTTCACTTTCAATCATCTTCTGAAAGTCTTGCCCAGCAGCGTGCGTTCCAATTTTAGCCTCGTAACGCAAGCCTTTATTATCTTCGTAAAGATTGGTGATTTTAGCGACAACCTTGTTTTTATCGTGGTCTAGCAAATACTTGATTAATTGCTTTCCTTGTGGGCCACGCTCCATAATTGTCTTGGTAAACGCTCCTGGCTCGATAATATCCCCATCAAGGTCCTTGTTACCGAAAACAGCAAAGTATCCAGAAACAACTCCTTGCTTCATATCGGCATCTTGAAAGCCTTGGTTTAATCCTTTTTTTACAAAACCCATATCGCTAGTCTTTTCTAATTCTTTTAATTTATTTCTGCTCCAACTCAAAGCAGCCCTACCCCCCCAAGCATCGTACATAAGCAATCCGCAACCTTCTGCATAAGACGTTGAAGTTTCTAAGTCAACTTCATGACGACTTAAATACGAATACATTCGCTTAATCGTGTCAACCGATACAGGCTCGCCATTTGCTAGCTGGTTGGCTCTTTGCTTGCCTACTGGCGTTCCGCAAGGCCCCCAGCCATTCTCCTGAACGTATTTCAAAACTCTCTTAGCGTTATTTCTAACCGCCTCTGGATAATCAGAATACGTTTCCGCCATTGCTTATTCGTTTACCCAAATATACAAAGAAAAAAAATTAACAAACAAAACCACCTACAGAATAAAGGTATCCTTAAAATATCTTCTTGCGTAAGACTCTGAAACATAAATCACTACACATGAGCAATTTATAGTCTGCTCTGCACCTCCATTTAAATCGCCAGGCTTATCCATTAAGACTTCAAAGCCTCTAGTGTTAAATACAAACGGCTGATCGAATCTCTTAGGTTTATTCTGCGCTAGAATATGCTGAATCCTTGGCTCTTTAGCTCCTCCGTGAATCCATATCTTCCAAAGCTGAGTTCCAGTCTGATTGGCCCAATCAATTGCAGACTTCATCTTTCCCTCATTGTAAGCTCGTGTTGATTCAGTCCTAGCAATTGCCCTAGCTCTTTTAATATCAGGAATCTGTTGAATCAATAACTCCTCAATTTGTCTAGGATTTAATCCATCTTTAATTCCTTGAGCAACTATCTCATTTACCTTCTTTTGACTAGTATCTGTTACCTCAAATATTAACTGACCTAAATTCTGAATAACCCAACTCTTAATGAACTCAAGCCAAGCGCTAAGAAAAAAATTATCTGGCAGAAACTTCTTCTCTCTATTATCTTCTCGTATTCTATTATACTCCTTAGTTGCAGAATCAACAAAAACCTCTTGGTAGAACTTTACGTAAGCATCTTGCATCGGCAACAACGGAACAACTGGTTTAGCTTGCAACTTCAACGCCTCTGTAAATATTTTTACTCCAAGGCGTTCGTATCTCTTCAAGTCTGCTTGTGCTGACCTTCTAACCTTAGAGTAATTTATTTTTCTCATTTCTTATGCTTGGAAATCCACAAAGTCCGTTGCAGCAGTTCCTAAAGCCTCATCACTAGGAATCACGTTGCTAGGAATCCAATGAACATCCATTGCTGGGTCTTCGCTCGCGTGCCAGTTCAATAAGCTTCTAACCTCGTTTCCAGTAAAGTACGGAGATTTGCCGTACGTGTCCAAAATAACCTGAACATCTGGTTGTAACTCAGAGAATGATGAAATATCAAAGTCAATCACGTAATCCATGCCGTAAGACTTTCCAATCCACTGCGTGAACTTCTCCTCAATCATTTGTAGCTGTGGCATAATCACATCGGTAACCAAAGCCTTCTGTGCGCCTTCTAAATTGGCATAAGTAGCGTTTGAAGTAAACAATACTGGATTAACTCCCCAAAGACCGCAAAGCGTTTGCAAGTCCATATTCTGAGAGTTGATGATATCCATCGCCACAGGACTCAATCCGATTGCATCGTAACGCAAAGGAATCGAAGACGCGACAATTTTATTTAAGTTCTTATTTCCGTTTATCCTCTCATCAATCCGCTCATCCATCTTTGCGCGTTGATCAGGGGATGGCCAAAACTCAGGATTGTTTACATTTGGAGAAATAATGCCTTTTGCGCCTCCATTCTGGAAAGTCTTCTGCTTTGCCTCGGTCGCTTCGTTATTAGCTTGTAATGTCGTTAAACCAGCCAAGAGTGGGGGCATACCTCTCAACTGCGCTCCGTTCAAATCCCAAGTAAGATTGGTTGTTTTAATGTGCAAAACCTCATCAGCTGGAATCTCAATGTTCTGGTCTCCAATAATCAATTTATATCCGCGTACTGGCTCAAACAAACTTCCGGCTACGATTTCCACATAGTTGGACGGCATTACATACATTTCCTTTATTTTGCCCTTATTCAATCCATCCTGTGGAGAAAAGCCGTAAACAAAGATTTCTCCGCTAGTATTGTACCATGTTAGCATTGAATCAAGAAACTCCGCCCAAGTTTGCATTGGATTCGGATTTCTAATTAGCTGGTTTACTGGGTCGGAGTAATTTACGTCTTCTAATTCCTTTTTTCTAAACGCTATGCTTTGCAATCTATTTAACTCTTTCGCGCTATACTTTCCGCCTCTGTATTTCTTCGCTGCTTCAGTTTCTCTGTAAACGTAAGTAGGACACTGCTTTCCTTTCTCAGCTATCTTTCTAATAATTGAGTAAACAAGCGCGTTTCCTTTGTATCCTTTGTCTATAAATGTCTGTTGGTTTGAATCGTACCAAACAACAAGCGTAGAGGCCGTAAACTGGCCATAAAGTATTTGATTGAGTAGATTTACATCTGGATAAGTCTTCGTTGGCGTGACCGTTGGAGCGATGTAATTCTGAAGAGCCTTTAAGAGCATAGCATATTCGTTTAGACAAATATACTTATTTATTCTTTTCTAAAAATGTAACTCCGTAAAACCAAGTTACTACCATAACGGCGCGAGCGCTCCAATGCCAATTAAATACATTAAAATCTAGCGTTACGAAAACGATAAATAAATAAGTGATTAACATTAAAATAAGCGCGGCAATTGTTTCTTTTTTCATATTGAGAATTCAAAATTGTTTTTTACCATTAGTTCAGTTAATCCCCAAACAAGCGCGTCAACTCTATCGGGGCTTTTCCCTTTGTCGGGATTAAAGGTTACCATTTGCGATTCAAGAAGCGGAAAACTTCCAACGTGATATATTTGACCTTGTTCGTAAAGCGAGTAAACGGGCTCAGCTCTCACGTATTTTCCCTTGGTTGCGGTCACTAGCTTTATTCTAAAATTACTTCCTTGTGATTTTAATACAGCTTCGACCATGTCACCACCTTGATTCTTTTCCGCGACTATGCAATCAGCGTTCCAACGAAAGGCCGCGTCTGTTGCAACTTTTGCCCAATGGTTCGGCGAATATTTTCCGCTAAGGTCTTCCAACACATAGCCAAAACCTTCGCTATCTTTTCCAACGACTATTAAACCAGTTTCGTCACTTTGCATATTTGCAGTAGTTGCGGGGTCGATTGCTACTATTATTCTAGAAAGGTTTGGCGCTTCATCTATTCTAGCCTTTCCAATTATTGCGCGATTCCATAGCATGCCTTCGGCGTCGTCTAGCCAAGTGCCTAAAAATAAATGCTCATATCGCGCTCGGTTTTCTTTCTTTGTCTTTTCCGCTGCTTGGATGAATGAATCGGATAAGTTTTCTTTATTGTCTATGTAAGTTGTGTGAATGTAGGTTGTGTCCTTTCTTTTCTTTTTAACGAAGTCGTTGTAAATCCAATGACTTTTGTAAGCGGGATTCATTACAAGAATCACGCGGTTATAATTTTCCTTCGCTCGTATTGATAAGTCCACTTTATCGAATACGTCGGGATCGGTCAATTCTTCGGCTTCGTCAATTACCCAAGTTGATAAACCAGCAATACTTTTGAGGTTAGCAGTATTAACGCCTGAACTCGTTTTGATTCCACGAAATAAAATTTTTGAGCCTGTGAGTTTATTAATGATTTCGGATTGGGTTACTTCGAAGTCGTTAACTTTTCCCATTATTTCAATTTTATCCAAGAATTCAGGGATAATCGAAATAAACGCGGAAACCAAAGTGTAACGCGTGAAAAGAATCACGTGTCCCTTTTCGTAAGTTAGATTAAGCAGGAAAAGCGCCAAAGTCCAAGATTTACCCGATCCACGTCCGCCTGTGATAAGATAATACCTTGTATCTGGTTGCTCGTAAAATAATGGCTTATAATCTTCTAGCAAGTTAATCATTTTAGTTCCTTAAGTTCTAGCGCTTGCGGTTCGTCTTCTTCGCTTATCACCTTTGCCGCTTCAATCGCCGCATTTCTACCAATCCATTGAATAGGCGGCGCTATCTTTTCGCCGTTCGAAGTAACGTCAATTTGTTGCTTCGGTAATCCAAACCGGTAAGAAAGCCAAAGTTTCAGCGCTTGGGTATCGCCTTGTTGACATTTAAATAAAAGCGCGTTCCAAATTTTATCGGGCACACAAATCGCGTCCATTTGTTCTATCAACTTGATTTCCTGGATTTTAGGCGGTCGACCCGAATTTGGTCTAGGTCCGCCGCGTTGTTTCTTTTCCATATGTTACAAAGGACTGCATTAAAAAATAGGTTTATTTTGGTTAATCAAAGTAAAGGTAATTGAAAATAAATAAAAAAAAATAAAAAATATTATTACAAATGCTTGCACACAATTACAAACGTTTGTATATTTGATAAGTGATAAGGCACAAACAAACCGCAAAAGAGCGGATTGAAACAAAAAAAAAGATTAAAAAAAAGTAAAAAAAAATAAAAAAAATAATCCAAAACACTTGCATAGAATTACAAACATTTGTAAATTTACTTAACAATTAGAAACAACAACACTAAAACACAAAACACAATGACAACTTCAAACAACAACACAGCAGCAAACAAAATGAGCGAAACAATGTCAACAGTTATCGCTTTGGGAATTTTCGCAGTTATCGCGATAGTAGGTATTTTGTACGGCATGCAGTTAGACGCTATCGGTTATTAATATGAAAACGCTATTCAAAATCATTTACTTTATTATAGCCTTCGCGCCTATCTTTTTTCTAGGTTATTTACTCGGATTAACACTAATTAAATAAACACTAAACACACACTAAACACTAACAAAATGAGAATTTCAGAACAAATCCACAGCTCCTTTGGCTATTCAGATGCAAAAAGTAAATCAATCGTTTGGGCCGCATACGCTGAACACTTCGCGGGCGAAGAAATAATGGACGAAGGATTTAACCTAAACAGCGGTAACGTTTACATAGCGCTAGAAAATGGCGTAACAATTGCGAGCGCATTCGGGCAACCTGTTGAGTTTTACGTTTACGATTTTGATAATGATGACGAATTCGCGTTCGAATCAATCGAAGAATTAAACGAGTATTTAGGAACTAGATATTAATCACTAAACACACACACAAAATGGAAACCTTACTAGGAAACGGCAACAGCAAATTACAAAAAACAGCCAAAGAATTTGGCGTTAAAATTTTTAACTTTTCGATTCCAGCTGGTAACGACAAAAAGAGCGGAAAAATCACGTGCCCATTCGCTGGAAGCTGTTTAAAACTTTGCTACGCTAAACGTGGAATGTATCGCTTTGGAAACGTAGAACGCACGCTTACTAGACGTTATGAAGCTAGCAAGGAAGAAAATTTTGTTGAAACAATCACCAACGAACTAAACAAGGTTAAAAAAGGTAAGCAAATATACGTACGAATCCACGATAGCGGCGATTTCTACAGCCCTGCATACTTCGCAAAATGGCTAGAAATAGCTAGACTAAATCCAAGCGTCCGTTTTTATGCTTATACTAAATCGCACTCGTTTATCCGTGGTATAAATTTGCCCGAAAATATAGATTTAATTTTTAGCCTTGGTAGTAAAAATGACGAATTGATCGACGTGGAAAACGAACGGCATTCTAAAATTTTCTACTCAGTAGACGAAATGCAGTCTAGCGGATATTTGGACGCGTCTTATCTGGATATTCTAGCAACAAAGTGGCACACGCCAAACCATAAAATAGGTTTAATCATTCACTAATAAAAAACACTAACAAAATGAGATCAAAATTTAGAAAATTCGTAACTATTTCAGGCCGTGAAATTTATGTCCGTTGGAACCTTAGTAAAAATGTTTTTACAATTAAAACCGACGGCGCGACGTATAAAACCTACAAATTGCCAGAAAATGAGTTTAATTATAATTTATTTAATAATGCCAGCGAGTGGCAAAATTTTCTAGGAACTTCGCGTGATTATTTCGCGATAAAATAAAACCACTTTGGAACGTTGGGCGGGATCGTTTCCCGCCGTGGTTTCTCTTATTTCTAACTTAAAACACAAACAAAAATGCTTGACCTATTCGAATCACCCGAACTTTGGCCCGCTAATTTGCGGGCTATTTTGGCGCTTTACATGGCAAAGGAACAAACGTATAAGAACTTAATTAGACTTGAAAACGACCTTTTTAAAATCGGTTATTCTATCGAATACGGTTTGGATTGTGTCGCGTACAACTTGCAAAAAATAACGGCCTAAAATTAGGCGTTTTAAGACGTTTAAATTTTCGGCAATACATTACCATTAGTAAAAAAATATCGCCGCGCTACGGGCTTAAAAATAAGCTAAAAAACCAAGCGGGCGAACGTAGTATAAAACAAAAGCTTAGTGGAAATTAAAATAGTTAGTGGAAATCAAAACGGATAAAACAAAAAAAATCCGTAGACGAAATCCAAAGGATTAGACGAAATTTAAACCGCTAGACTAAACCAAGTTTAAACCAAGCGCAAGAAATTAACAATTGATTGCGCAAAGTTTAAACGGTTTAAAATCTAGCTTGAATTAGTGGAAATTAAAAACCTTAGACGAAATCTAAACCCTTATACGAAATCTAAAAACCTAGTAAAAATCTAAACACAAAAAACAATGAATAACAAAGAATTTAAAAAAGGCGAAGCGATTAAAATCCAATTGCCGAACGGAAAAAAATTCGATTTAATTTTTGTCGATTACTCGGATATCCAAGGTTTAGCTTGGGGAAAATTTAAAAATGAATTCGGCGAAGTTGATTTAAAACCGTTTAGTATTTCGTCAATTATTTAAAATCCCTAGTGGAAATTAAAACACGTAGTGGAAATTAGAACCGGTTCTAACCGGTTACAAAATTTAAAACCCTAGTGGAAATTATTAGCCGTAGTGGAAATTAAAATTTTCCAGGCCGTAGTGGAAATTAAAATCGGTAGTGGAAATTAAAACCTAGTGGAAATTAAAACCTAGTGGAAATTAAAACCAGTCAAACAAAAAAATTACCGCTAGTGGAAATAAGAAAATAAATATTACAATTTGCTTGCATTGAATTACAAAATATTATAATTTTACTTCAAGTTAAACACAAACACACAAACAAAATGCTTAGAGACCATTATTACTGCTTAGACCAGTCAGGATTAACCTTAGAACTGGAATCGTTTGAAAACGACGGAATCGCCTTAGAACTTTATTTTGGCGGTGGAAAATCAATCACGCTGGACATTTACGATAATTTGACGGAGAAATTCTCTGACCATTTTAGAACTATTTGTTCTGTTTTAGATCCATTTATTGTTGAACAATTAGAAATCGAAATTAAGAAATGCTTTACGAAATGATGTCAGCCACGGAATACGGAATTCTAAAAGGCTTTAGCGAAAAATCAACCAGAGTTCACCAGATTATTCGATCAGGTAACTTTCCTGCCGAGTGGGTGCAGGCTCCTAAGAAAATAGGAAATCAGTGGATAGTATTTGTAGACTTAAATTGGATTAAAGATGCTGGTATACGTTAACGAGGAAATCGACAAATTTATCGCCAAGAACTACGGCGAAATTTCGCGAGAACAGCGAATAGCAATCTCAAATACATTCGAGTTGTATTGGGACAAATAC